GTTCTGCTATTTCTTTTTCAACTTTAGTTGATATTTCAATATTTTTATCAGAAGCTGCTGTTATCTCTTCAAGAGCTTGACTAGTCTGAACTGTCTCAGTAGGAGTTTCATCTTCTAATATAGCATCTGCAGCACCTTCAGCTCTAGCAGCATCTTGCATAGACTTAGCTACACTTGTGACTGTTTTAGTCATAAAGTTTTTAAAAGTAGCAGACATATCCGCTGCTTTTTGTGCTTCATAACGATCTAAACCAGTCTGTACTTGAAAGATTCGTGCAGCTTCCGCTTCTAATTGTTTAGCAGATTGAACTCTTTTTTTAGTTTCTTCGTCTGCTCTTTTAGCTAATTGAATAGCTTTTTGTTCTGCTACTTTAGCATCTCTAGTTGGAACACTACGCTGAACGTATCCAGTCTGCCAGTCCCCCTGCCTTTGAAAGCCTTTAGCCATTGTTTGTTTTAGTTAAGTTTGCCACCATTGTTTAGCAGGATCTGCATGACCGATACCATGACCGACACCTACGCCAGCACTAACACCTGTCATTATAGAACCAAGCATACTTGGTTTCTCGGGATCTCCTTGCTTGATTGGTTTAACAGTTTGGAATTCAGCAATTGGTGCAAATAATGGTCCAGCAGGTAAAGCATTGACAGCTCTAGAATCAGCTGCATATTGTGAAAGTCGATTACCATATTCTGACATAGCAAATGATTGATTAGCATTATATAAACTAGCATTAACTGCTGCCTGTTCAAATCCTAATTGCCTTTCAACATCTTGCAGTGCAAGCATCATAGATTGTCCAGCTTGCATACCGCTTGCTAATACAGTTCCTTGTGCTTGGATTGAAGAAGCTAACTTCTCTTGTCCTTCAAACTGAGCTTCAGTTACTTTTTCATTTAACTTTAATTGGTTAGATAAACTTGCTCTTGTAGCTTCTTGCTGGTTAATCTCTAGCTGTTTGTTAAGAGCTTGTCTAGCTTGTGATTGAGCATCTAACTGTGCTTTAAATACTTCTTGTTTTTGTTGGTCTTTAAATGCTGAGATTTGTATCTGGTTTTGATACTGCAACTTAGCCATTGCATTTGATCTATCAACAGCTGCTTTTTGTGCTCTCCATTGAGCCATCTTAGCTTGTCGATCAACAATAGCAGTTCCAACTCCAGCTACAGCAGCTATTGCGATGGTTGCTGTACACATAATTTCATAAATTCTATCATAGGAACTTTATTATATACTCGGTAATTTAAAAAGTTAAATCCTAATAGCTTTAATAGTTTAATGTGTGCTTCATTACGCATATCTGCATAATTAAATAAATAAGGGTTGGGTAAAGACTCTACCCAGCGTTTAGCTTCTCTTACAAGTGTATGAGGGAACTCTGTACTGGCTTCAGTACATAACATCCATATTGCATTTGTAGGGGTCACACCCGCCACTCCAGCAGCCTTGCCGTTGGGAACCTTAAAGTAAACTGAAACTGCTGATTCAAAATAAGATTGAACACAAGCCGCTTCACCACACATTTTTACTGTTTCTTCTACCTCACGTCTGTCTTCCCAGCGGAGGTCCAACCCCACACTTAGAGCTAACTCTGGAGTGCAGGGTTGGATATACTTACCTTCGTACATGTCTTCTTTGGTTATAAATGCCGTCCCAGCTGGCTGAGATTAATGACATAGGGAAAGGGTCAATTGATTTTAATGTTAAGTTATATTTTTTATTTTTACGTTGTATAGGTACTCTAATTGATTGTTGTAATTTCACAGGATTACTACCAAATGAATCTTCGAGGTCAGATGCAATAGGTGAGTATTCATGAATGTAATCATCTATATCATCATAGATAGAGTTTAAATGAATCTCCATAAAACTTGCTACACCTAACTCAAAGTTCATACCAGAGATTCTTAAATCACCATTAATATCAAATTGGTTTTCACCTAAAACAGGATAATAAGTAGGTAATTCTAATGTAGAAGTATATGGATAACCTATGACTCCCTCCAAATTAGCATCTCCAGCACCTGCTAAGTTTCCAGAAAAACCAGCTGCACCAGTATAGGTGTACTCTGCTTTTAGTACTGTACCTGTTGCCGCATGACCATCAAGTTCACCGTTAGTTAGCACAAGAGTCATCAAAGTACTAGGTGTGTAAGGTAAAGTTATTGTGGTTATATCAGTAGTTGCGTTATAACTCCAATCTGCTAAAGCTGTGCCAGTTGCATTATCTAAACAAACTGGTAACTTCCTTGCTAAACCATCTTCACCAATATCAATGTCTCTCAAAGCATTTTCATGGTCAGTAACAAATTCATGTCTGTTTAACATATAATCCTGATTATGCTTTATAACAGTGTATAAACACCCTTCAGTATAAAACATATGATACATAGCATGTGTTAAAGTCCATGTGTACCAAGCTGATTGATCTCTTCTTTCTCCAGAATCAAAGTATTTATAATGGTATAATTTTTTACTAGAATCACCTACTTTACCTAAAGTTACCATACCTAAATTAGAACTATTTGCTGATACAGTAATATCTTGAGGTATATATTCAGGTACAACTCTAGTTTGTTCTAAAATTCTAGGGGGTACATCATCATCTAAAATTGTAGCTTCAAACGCTCTAGTATAAGCACTTAACTTTGAAGTAAACATAACAGAAGTACCCATATCTACAGGTTGGATACTCGCGTCTGTTTCATAACTAGCTATTTTTTTTAACCTAGCTGTTTTAGGACTAAATATATCTGATTCAGTAAATAATATAAATTGCCCATTATCACTAAACAGCATCAACCCTTTTTGTACTGGGAGTACATGGTTTATAAAAGCAGGTTTAATGTCAGAGACAGTAATATCAATAGGATTATCATCGCTTGTAGTAAGAGCAGATACAATAAAGAAATTAAAATAATCACCAGGACGACTCATTACTACCTGTTCATTTGCAATAAGTCCTAATCTATTTCTATGGAAAAATATTTTTTGTATTTTTTCACCGTTAAAACTAGGGAATGGATTAGTTACATCATCACCTACTTCCCTATATTTCCAATAGTTATCGGTACTATCAGCATCGGCTGTAACTTGATCTAATTGTTTAAAAGTAAATGTACCGTTACGATTATTAACTAAAGCATGAGGCATATTAGCAGGATCTAAACCTTTAACCATAGGGTCACTATTATCTGAAAAGTTATGTGGTCTTACACATTCTTCCCATTTACCACTACCTTGTGCAGTGCTCGCATTACTACCAGTGAAATTATCAGCTATAAACTTAACATAGTAATTATCAGCTTCTGTGTTATCATCATTAGCTACTTGAACAACATAACCGTGTTTACATTGAGAAGGTAATCTACTAATATCTTGTGCAGTATTACCTATAATATTCATTTGCTCATTTACAGCACCTCCAAGAAAGTTTACTGTAGGAGCTGCATCACCGTATAAATATAAACCACTACCTATAACTACAGCTGTTACATCCAGCAGATGGTCATTAATTTGTTTCTCTAAACCTTGTAGGATCTTAGTCATACTAAGAGTACCTTCATCTGGGTTACGTGGGGTTTTGTAAAAGGCTATTCTATCGCTAAGAGCAGGTGTCCCGTTGTTATTCCCAAATGCATTAAAACCTTCATAAGTTTCAACTTCTTCAACTGCATCTACATTAACTGTGTAGTTAATACCTTCAATAGTTAAAGCGTGTGATTTTGCTAAAGCTGTTGCTTCAGTTGTGGTTTTAATAATACCGCCATCTTTAAGTGTTACTTGTGCTGTATAACGTGTTTTATAAATTTGTGTATAACCTATAAAATCTTCACCACTACCTGAAGTTGTACCAGTTTTATTACCATCGTTATCAATAGTACCAGTATCCCCATTCTCCCAGTTATACCTCTGCTTATCTACATAAGCCGTAGCATTAACTGTGACATGTCCTTCAACATTTTCACAAGCAGAATCACTGAATGAAAACTGTGCTAAACCTGAGTAAGGAGCATCATTGTTATCATCATCCCATGAGTTACCAGTTTGGGTGTTACCAGAAGGTGAACCACTGTTTTTAGTTACACTTAATGCTGTTACTCTATAGAACTTCACAGGTGTAGGTGCTACATTACCTGTGTACATTACATATTCAGTATTATATGCAATAGTATCTAACCTAGCAAAAGCGTAGTTTCCATCATCTAAAGGGCTTTCAGTAGCCCCAAGCGTAGTAACCGTTTTTGTTGGGTTAGCGATAATAGTATAATCTTGGATTGATTGTAAACCATACTTTTGAAGAGGACCACTACCTTGTGCTAAATAACTAAATAGTGAAATACCTGAACTATTAGTTAATGATTTTTCAGTACCATCTGCTAAGTCCCATATTCTTATCCATTTAGATAAAGTATCATCATAATCCCATCTAACATTATCATCTGTTATATTTTGCCCATTACCTGTAGGACCATTCCCTGAACTTGCTGATTTCTTATCGTTTAGTGATTGATCACAACGATATACTTTTCCATTATCATTATGGACAGTATCACCTAAATTATAAACAGTATCAGGTTGCCAATCTTTATGAGGTGTTATTTGTATTAAATATTTTTCATCACCATCTCTTAAGATTTCATAAAAATATCCAGTGTCATTAGCGTTAGCCAACTTACCAACAAATTCCCCTGCAGGTCGTTTCTGTAAGCCAAATGTAACATCAGGTACAAAATTATCACATGCTCTAACCTGCCCTGGATATTTAATAGTATCTGGCTGTTGAGATACTCCTCCTAAAAAGTTAGGGATACGTTGATTGATTGCTACCATTATTATCGTTGTAAAACTTGATATGGTCGGTAAACAGAATTAGGATTTGAACGTCCTCGTTCATTATTAAAGATACTTAAATCAGATTGACTTGTATTATATTCAACAGCTTTAGCTCTCGCAAGCTGCTCATCTACCCCAATTAATTCTGCAGATTGTGGGTTATTTACCATGCGGTTAGAAGCTACTCTAGTAGCTCTTAGTGTTATATAATCTCTAAATACTTGAGGGATGTTTTCAAATTCATACATCCAAATAATATCACAATACAATTTATCTTCGTTTAAATTTTCAAACTCAAATGTATGCTTGTAAATATTATATAATTTATTAATACCATTATGTTTACGTTGTACAACATGGAAATCACCATGATGTTTATAATCATTGGTATCTATTTGTAAAGTGTTATCTGGTACAATACAGTGTTTATTAGCATCTAAATCAATAGGATACTCAGTTTCTGTATTAAACACCCATCCTTCTGATAATACTTCACGGCAGACTTGCTGCAGAGTTTTATGTGCAATAACCACTTCAGGGCTTTTGACATTTGTAATGTTATTAACAGGGGACTCTCCAACACTCATCAGTATAGAGTTGACTGCATCCAGTTCGGTGGACGCTCCATATGATATGCTTGCCATAAGAAGAAAAAAAGGGGGCAGAAGCCCCCGTATATAATGAATAAAAAATTATGATGTGGTTACGTTAGCAGGGTATGTATCACCAAATACAGCATCAGCTGAGTTTGTTGTATGTAACTCAACACAAGCTGCTGGATTCAAGAAGTCAGCTCCCATTGCGAGCCTTCCAAGAATCACGTCACCTTGGTAAATCACTGAAACATCACCAGAAGTTACTTGAACTTGTGGTCCCATTGCTTCGACAACACCTGCACCTTCTCTTTGGAAGACAAGTCCACATGATTTATCGAAAGAAGCTGCAGCACCATAGTTACCATTGATACCACTATCTGTACCAGAAATAGCTGATTCAAGCTCACTTGTATTACCTACAAACGAACCTTTATTTCCAGGGTCTGCAGGTTGGTTAGTACCAGTACCGTATAATACACCGTAATTACCTTGGAAAGGTATGTTCATTGATTTGAAGATCTTGATACCTGCAATCTCAATGATACCGTCTCCACCTTGTAAGGCAGATCCTTGTACGTCACGGTTAATTAGCCCATTATTATTTACATCTTGGATCAATGCATAGTATTGTCTTGGGTTAAGAACAGCAACACGTCCGTCACTACTTACTCCTTTTTCATCGAGTGCAGCAGCTGCATCGTAAAATGCATTGACTAGATTTGCTGAAACAAATGCATCCCCAGGTGCACCTGATCCTGATCCAACTTGGATCTGTGTTCCACCAGGCTCTACAAAGTTAGCCTTTGAGACTGGTGATGCTTGACGAGCACCTTTAGCGATTGATCTAAAGATTAGACGGTCATACTTCTCAGCGAGAGCGTAACCAATCTTCCTAGAGATCTCACCACGTAGGTCGTAGTGTGCTAGTGTCTCATCTAGTTCATACACGAAAGCAGAACTAATAAGTAGATCATCAATT